GCAGCACTAACGGCGATGACGACATGATCGGTGTACTGATCGCATCCACGTTCATTAGTGGTGTTCCGTGCAGCTTGGTTGCATGGCGTTCGGCAGTTGGTCTTGGTCCGACATGGGGCATCTGCCGTGTGGACGGTCTCACTCGCACCGATCTCGTGGATGGCAGCACCACGGCGCCGTCTCCCTATCCTTCGCCAAACTATGCGAACGGTTGGATCGGAACTGGTGAAAGCCGCCTTTTGGTCTCACGTGTTGGTGATACGATCTCGGTGAAATGCTCGCAGTTTGGTTCGTCAGAATTGGATGACGACACCTTGCTGACATACACGCTCCCGCCGGGTTCTCCGTTCGCCGGGAAGCAATCAATTGGTTATGCGGCCCAAAGCCAAGCTGACGCTACCTATTCCGACATCACCTTCAGTTACGTTTCCGATGTTTCGGCCAGCGTGTTCTCCGTCGCCAAGTCCTATGATCACATCGTGGCCACGTTCCGCGAGCGGGACAACATGCTCCTCCCGGAGGCTGTCACCCCCGAAATCGGAGACCGCGTCTTGGTCACCGGTGACACTCTCACCGATGGTTTCTGGACGATCTGGCGTTACAACGGCACGAGCTTTGACCTGACTCGTTACCAGACCTACCGTACCACCGATTTCTGGGCGCTCGCCGATTGGTACGCCTCCGGCTATTCTCCGACCAGCCCGCCCGTCGTTCGTTACGCCAACGCTGGCGCGCGTGATGTCGCTGAGACCAACAATCCCCGCACGACTTTTGTCCGCATCGACGACGATGGTTTCGTTCACGAGGACGGTTCGGTATCGTGGGCATGGACTTCGTTCATTGACGGACGCTGGGTCGTCGTGGCCCGTCAGAACGGCACGATCCAACTGTCTCCGACCCTGTACGCGGCGGGGCGGCCTGACATCGGAATCGACCCGATCTCTCCTGATGATCTCTACGATCCCACCACGTTGCAGACACGTGTTCCGATGCGTGACGGCGGATGGGAAATTCGGGCGCTCATGGCGACGATGCGCGATTACAACTGTCTGACCGATCTCGAAATCAACGAGTTGTTCTTCAGCATCCTGCATTTCTGTCATGCTCAGCAAGACGAAGTGACGTGGGCATTCAAGACCTCGTTCCTGAACATCGGCGGCTACAACGAAGCTCTGCGCGCCGTCCCGGTTCAGCCCATCGACAATACACAGAACCTTCTAAACTACGTCAATGAGGTCAAGCCGTATCGCGTCAAGACACGCGAATTCACGCGCGTTGTAACGCCGGACATCGACTACGCTAATGTCCAGATGACGGATTTCGATTTCCCTCCCTACATCGATCCGATCACCAATCAACGACGCATCCTGCGTCTGGATTCTCCAGAAGACCTTGACATCATCTCAACCCAACGTCCGTGGAAGGATTGGTACGAGAACTATCAGGGTGGTGAATGGCGCCCTGAGTACTATGACGCGGCGACATGGAACCCTGTTCGCCATTTCAACATCACCATGCTGTTCGACCGCGTCGATCACATGCCGATCATCTCCACCACGCGCTTCGTGGCCGATGGTTCGACCAACCAGTTCATCCCGGACGAGTATTTCTTGGCCAATGCCAGCATCGTCGAAGTGATGGTCGATGAGGTCGAAATCAGCCCACTTACCGGTTTCGGTGTGAGCGGTCAGACGATCACGCTTGTGATCACGCCAGCGGTCAATTCCCAGATCGTCATCAACATTCGCGAACCACTGACCATCGACTTGGCGGCCGACCGTCTGGAAAAATATTACGACCCGACCAACTCAGATTCTCCTGAGAAAAACTTGCGCCGCCTCATGGGCCTTGAGTTCAAGGGCGATCAGTTCGACGGTGGCGACATGGAGGGATCGGGCTACGACTATGAACTCAATAGTAGTGGTGGCGCTGATCTCGACAACGATGAATTCATCAACCCCGACAGTGCCTATTTTGGCCTGAGTGATCCTCTACATGCGTCCAACCGTCCGGAAGAACTGGCCGCCGTTCGCGTTGGCGAAGGCCTGTCGATGCACGTCACTTCCAGCACCGAAGATTTCATGGTGTCCATGAGCCGTTCGGCCATGGAACTGAGCCTGCCTCAGATGGTCGGAGACTATGACGCTCGACCATTGAACACGATCAACTACGACATAGGCCAAACTCAGAAATTCGAGGACACGCAAGCTCACATGATCCACCCGTTGAGCACGCAGGATTCCAACATCTCACCCGGAACGAGCACGGACGCATCCTTCTACACTCCAGCCGGTGTGCCGCGCGGAATCGAAGTGCTGCGTCCCGATGCCTATGAGTATTTGAATACCAGCACCTTCGTGACACTCCAATCTCTGGTCATGGACAATTCGACGGTAATCACCGTCTCGAACGCGGCGGCCCTGCAAGGTCCGACCACACATATTCTGACCAATGACGATGGCGATCACAAGGAAATCATCGAACCCGGCGTGATCTTCATCAACGGTGAGCGCATTGAGTTCTTCGAGGTTGACGGAAATGATCTGAAACAATTGCGCCGTGGTACCCACAATACTCGGATCGGCGCTGAGTTGTTCGTTCGTCGCAGTTTTTCAGGCACTGGAACACTGCAAGTCTTCACGATGACTGGAGAGACCTCGCCTTCCGGACTGATCGTCGCGGTCTATGAAGTCCTGCGTTCTCCGTCCGGTGCGATCCTCACCTACGACCAATACACCGGCTACCGCACCTTGGCTCCGAAGACTTCCGGTGTGGACTACATCGTGTCCGTCGCGGGTGGAAATCTGGTGGTCACGTTCGTCAAGCCGCCACCCGCTGGTTCGACGGTCTACCTGACCAAATCTCTCGGAGCATTCCACGCAATTAGCAGCAAGGTCTACGACGGTCGCAAGACTATTGATCCCCTGAGTTCATAATATCAGCAGATAAATACCACGGTAAATAAGGTCATAAATGGAAGACGAAAACAATTACGACGACAAAGCTGGTGTTCATATTTTTGGACATTTGCTCATTCGTGATGCGGATACTGGAGAAATTCTGGTTGATCAGCGTGATGATTTGCTCTTCCAAAAACATAATTTGGGAAATACTGATGCTGGATAGCCCTATCACCGAACTGTGGAACATCACGAAGCCGGACGGCGAGACCGTTGTGATCGCCGATCTGAAGCAGTGGTGCGCCGATAATGATCTGAGCTACTTCACGGTGTGGGGTAACCGCGACGGCTACAAGGCCGTTCGGATGCGTTGTGACGCGTTCTCTCCGAAGATCGAAGGTTATGTCCATATCACCAACGATCTCGGCGAAGTGTTGGTCTCCAAGAACAACATGGTCCACTACGAGAACATGTCGGAAGCGCTTGCCCAGAGCTTGTCCAACCGCGCCACGGGCCACATCCACGAGATGGTGTTCGGCAACGGCGCCTCGACTTCGACAGGTACCGGTGCGGTCACCTATTTCCCACCGAACGTCACGGGACAATTGGCTCAGCTTTACAACCAGACTTACCGCAAGGTTGTTGACGATCTGTCACCGCTTAACACGGCTCCGACCACCAACAACCTGCGCGTCCACCACGTTCAGAACACGCTCTACACCGACATCGTGATTACCTGCACGCTGGCGACTTCGGAGCCGTCTGGTCAAGCCGCGTTCGACAATGATCCCAACAGCGAAGCACCTTACGTGTTCGACGAACTGGGCCTGAAGGCATTCGATCCGATCCTCGGAAATGGCCGACTTCTGTCTCACGTCATCTTCCACCCCGTGCAGAAGGCCGCCAACCGCGCCATCGAGATCATCTACACGCTTCGCATCTACATGGTCTAAGGGGGACAAAACATGACGACCTATTCCCTTACCAGTAACGGCGTGGCAAACTCGATCACCATTGACGAGCGCGAAATCGACACCTCGACTTCACTCGAACTGGTCGGCAAGTTCTACAGCGCATGGGGAGAACCCTACGCGCAAAACTTCCTGAGCCTTCTGGAGAATTTCGCTGGAACGGCAGCGCCGCCCAATCCCCGCAAGGGTCAACTGTGGTTCGATACGGCGACCGGTGTTCTGAAACTGTTTGGCGGCACGGGTCCGGGTTGGGGTAATTCCGCGCCCTCTCAAGCGATCACCACGACCGCGAACAGCCACGTCCAAATCTCTGGTAACAGTCTTCTGTCGTCGCCGATTGAGTTCCGCCTAGCGGTCCAAAGCGATGTCGTGACGGCTATCGCCAACAATGGCGGCGTGCAGACGTTCTCGACCCCTGAGATCACCGTCGATCAGTACGGCCGCGTCACCAACATCTCGAACCAAGGCGGCGACGGCACGGGTCCGGCGCAGTACGTCTCGTCGTTCAACAACCGTGGTGGTTTCGTCACGCTGAACACCGCCGACGTGACCACGGCGCTGGGCTTCACGCCCTATCCGAACTCGAACCCGAACAACTACGGCCCCACCCCGGACCTGTCTCCGTATGTGCCGAAGTCCGGCGCGACCATGACCGGCCCGTTCAACATGAACGGCCAACGCGTCAATAGCCTTCCGGCCCCGATCTCCGACGCGGAACCTGCTCGCCGCATCGACATGAACACCGCCGTGGCGACCAAGACCGCCCGCGTGTTCAACGGCGCTCTCATGCAATCCTACAACGTCACCGTCTCCCCGAACCCGCCGTCTGGTGGGGCCGAAGGCGACGAATGGTACCAGTACTAATCCATGACCATCCGCACCCAACATTTCGCCAATGGCGCCTACCGCGTTGCGAAGCACGTCTCCGTGTATTCGTTTGGCGGCTGGATTGAATGCCAGAAGAAATGGAAGTTCATGGGTGGGGCATGGCGCCTTGTATTCCAACGTGGCTTCACGTTGAATGACACTATCGTCGATGGTTACAACTACAACGTATATGATGTTGCCACTGGTACGGGCCAGTGGGATGGAGCGATGCCTGTTTTCGCCAACATCACGGTGTCTGGAACCCTTGGATCATCCGTCTCCACGACTTATGATTGGCTGGGGTACGTCAATTCCTATCCAGACCTCGTCGGCCCTGCTTATTCTTTCTTCAAGGGTCCGGTGACGTTCGCCAAGCAGCATTGGTACACCAACGGCATCGCCGAAGGTCGCACCATGCCGATGAATGTTTCTCTCCCGGCTTTCGCCAGCGGCAACCTCCCGGCCGGTTCGGTCATCAACCTGAACATCGCGGTTGGTAGTGTCCTGAGTGGTTCGGGTGGACTGGGCGGCGAAGGCGGCACGTTCAACGTGCGCGGCAATGACCATTCCTACACCCCTTCGACCGGAGGCTTCCCCGGTGGCGGGGCGATCTCGACCAGCGTTCCCACGACGATCATCAACAACGGCATCATCGGTGGTGGTGGCGGTGGTGGCGCGGGCGGCGGCGGTGCAACCGGCAACGAAGCCTACGACGACCCCGGCGCGGCCGGTGGTGGTGGTGCGGGCAAGATCGGCGGCCAACCGGGCGCATCCTACCGCACTGGAAGCTTCCTCGGCCAGCCGGGCACGCCCCTAGCGGGTGGCGCGGGCGGCGCGATCTCTAACCAAGGCTCCGGACAATGGGCAGGGGCCAAGAACGGGGGCGCAGGCGGTTCTCTGGGTGTTGCAGGGGTCAACACCCCAGCCGTGCCTACATGGGCTCCCTACGGCTTCCCCGGCGGTTCTCCGGGCCTTGCTGTATCGGGTGTGTCGAACGTCGTGTGGCAAGTCCTCGGCGATGTGAGGGGTGCGACCGCATAAATACTGGGTATTCCTAGCATCGGCGGTCCATCATGTCTTCTTTCACCACTACCGGCTACATCGTAACCAAGACAGATGGCTCTGCACTTGCCGAAGTGCATGATGTAAGCCAAGTCAATGACGGTTCGGTGTATGACGATGATCAAAGTTCACTGAAACTCATCCGGCGTGGTGGCCGCAATGTTTCTGACATTGAAGCTGAGAATTTGATCCACATCACGGAAAACTTCGCACATTCTGCTTCGCCTGCAAACCCCTTGCTGGGTCAACTGTGGTTTGACACCGGCGCGAACGCCCTGAAGGTCAAATACGCCGGTGGTTTCGAGAAAATCACGTCTTCGGCTGACGGACTGGCCAACGCGGTTCTGATCAACGTCTCGGGAGACGTTTCGACAACCACGGGTGTATCGTTCGACGGTCGTTCCAACATCACGATCCCCGTTCATCTGCCGGACGTTCTGGTCGGTCAATCTGGCGTGGCGATCACATCTCCCGTCGTCACCGTGGACACTAAGGGCCGCGTCATCGGTCTGTCCCAAGGTCCAGCGATCCCGTCGCTTGCCGGTTACGCAAAGACCCAAGACGTGGTTCTCAAGCTCGGCAATTCCGACATCAACGGCTCGGTTCAGATCGTCGGTATCGGCAACAATTTCAACGTCCAAAACGGCAAGATTCAAGAAGGCGGTTTCCCTCTGCTCCCGCGCGGCGCGATCATGCAGTGGTGGGGCGACACCACCAATGTCCCGCCCGGCTACGCGCTGTGCGATGGTCAGAATGGCACACCGAACCTTGGCGACCGGTTTGTTGTTTCTGCTGGCACGACGATGACTCCGGGTCAGACCGGTGGTTCGATTGTCGTCTCGATCAACACCAGCACCGTTGGCGATCACAACCACAACCTGACCCTCAATCCGGCGGGCGGCCACAGCCATGGCGGTGCAACGGGCGGAACGGTCCTGACCATCGACCACATGCCAAACCACGGCCACCCGTTCGGCAATGACGTTCCGATTCGAGGTAACGGTTACGGCTACACGGGAAACAAGGGTGTCACAGGCGGCGCCTTGAACGCCACGCAAAACGTCGGAGGCGATCAGCCCCACGATCATCCGGTGAACTCGGACGGAACCCACACACATACGGGTGTGGCGGCTGACGCTGGCGCGCACGCGCACAACGTGACGTTCGACAATCGCCCGACTTACTACGCGCTCTGCTACATCATGAAAACCTAAGAGGTATATTTTGCGAGCAAAATACCACCTGTGGTGACGTGATTTGCTCGCAAAATATAATTCCGTTTTAGGCAGCGACCTTGGCTTCGTCCTCGTCAACGAGGATGCACATGGCTTCCCACCCGGCCAGCGTGAACTGCACAGTGATGACGCAGTCCGAACCCGTCCAACCGTTAGTCTGGCTGCGGGTCCAACCATTGTCTTCGAGCGAAACCCACGTCTTGTTCCAAGCCCGCTCGCCAATCAGTTCTAGCGTGTGGTCTTCGGTCTCGGCGAGCTTCATGATCAATTTACGCTGGAGGGCGTTCACATTGGCGGCGCGATAGATCGCATCCGCCCTGTCCTCCGCTTCCATGTCGTCCATGATCTGCTCCAATACCTGATTTCAGGTAATAGTATAGAAAATCAGGTCAAAGTCAAGCATAATAGAAGCTGTGGTCGTCGATTTTCGCCACGAATTTGGCTGGAGTAGCCCAACGTGTCCATGAACCACCGGGGTTAAGTTTTTGGGTCACGGCATAGTTCAAATACATCGTCGCTCGCTTGTTCGCACGAAGCCTCTGGAAGCCCTCTGCGCCGGTATAAGAGCCTGCCATGACCTTCTTACCAATATCGGTGCAAGAGGCCCACAGCGCCGCATTTCGGCGGTATTTGGCGATCTTTTGCAGGCCCCTCTTCTCAGCTTCCGAAACCGTCGAGCAAACTCGCTGATAGCGGCCGTTGACGTTGTCAAAATAGAACCCTGAGAACTGATCCTTGCGCAGAACCGTGCCCTTGATCGTGCCATCGCTGTTGGTCTTGGCCGACATGCGGTTCTTGATGATCTGGGCCACGGCCGCCTTACCGTCAGCGACTTGCGTACTGGCTTCGTCGATCATGCAGGCGACTAGCCAATCCAATTCGGTCGCGTCGATGTTGGTCAGGTCGGCGGCCTCGCCGCCTTCAGGAACCGTTCCGGGGGTCGTGTTGGCGGCATCACCAGCAGACGCGAACTCACCACTGGACAGATCGTCAGGACCCGAGTTGGTGAGCGACGGGTGACCGGCATATGGCTCGTGCGTCGGCATGCGACGAACGATGGTCTTGCGGGTGTCCTGCTGATAACACGGAGCCTCGCCGTTGACCTCGGAAAGATCGCGAGGCTGTTCGACTACCGCGTCGATAGTCTCAGGAGCCGGAGCGGCCACGTCACTGTTGTCTTCGATCTGGGCCGCCGAGCGAATGTTCGAACCGGCCGACGAAGACGAGATGTTACCACCGGCACCAAGCTGGAGGTTGCCAGAAGCCGACAGGGCCAGAACGCCGCCAGACCGTGCGCTGACCGCGCCGCCAAATTCGATGGCCAGTGTGCCATTACCCGCCACGGCGATGTTGTGCGCGCTCTGCATGGTCAGGTTACCACCGGCCCGGAGGTTCAGGTTACCGTCTGCTTCGATGTTCAGGGAGCCATCGGCGTGAAGGTTTAGAGAACCTTCCGAACGCAGGCTTACAGCACCACGGCTATAGACATCGACACCCTTGTCCGACACTTCGATCCACGAGTTGCCGTCCTTGGAGTTGATGTAGACGTAACCGGTCGTTTCATGCACGAGGACTTGCGCCCCGCTTCTGGTACGCATGCGGATGAACTCATTGGCCGGATTGTCATCAACGTGGATCGTGTTGCCGCGCGGTGTATTGTAGCCAAACACCTTGCTAGGTGCTTCACGACGGGCTGAAGTTGTGGATGGCCCGCGCTCATCATCGGAATAAAGGCCTTGGCTAGACAGACCGTTGTGCAACGGTTCGAAGATCGGCCGACGCGGAGCCTTCGGGTTCTCGGTGCTGTATTTGTTGTACTCGACGACCGGAGGCAGACTACCGCACACCGTCTGTTGATCCGGCGGAAGAGCCGGGGTTCCCGACGAAATGCCGGGGACCATCTTGTTCATGTTTTGACCGTAGACACAGGCGAACCAGAAACCGGTTTGAGTATTGCCATTGACGAAGCACACCAGTACCTCGTTTTCGATGTCCGGCGGGATCGCCCACCAGCCATAGGACATCTGGCTTCCGTCCATCGTCGTGGAATTCTCGACGAGGTTCTTCGGATCGGTCACCCCCGCGAACGGGCTGGCGTAACTGACGATGAACCAATGGCTCTCATTGCGCGGATCACCACCAAATTCCGGAATCCACACGGCCAGACGACCCATGAATTGCCAGTCATCATTGCGCTTGACTACGGCTTTGTAGATACCACCACCGGCCCCACCGATACGGTCGAGTTGATCGTTCGCGCGATACTGGCGCGGAGTCTTGTTCATTCCGAAAATAGACATCAGTTATCAGCACCATTGGTCGTCGTTGTGGCGCTCTTGGGTTGAGCGAGTGTGATGAGTTCCAGTTTCACGGCTGTCAGCGTCTGCGAGAACGTTCCTCCACTGAAGGTGTTCTTCACGCCCGTCACGCGGTAGACCCCGTTGAACAGGTCATCGCTGCGGAAGACCATCTGACCATCGTCGCCAATGGTCTTGGGGAAACGAAACATCAGAGCGAACGTATTGTCGCCTTCCGAGAAATTCGGTCGTTGATCTGGTTTCGTGCTCAGCGCCGGGTTGGATATCATGGCACGCCGTTCCAGAGTGGCATGGCCAAGCCAGTATGGATCGCCTCGAATATCGAGAGTAATGCTGGCCAACGTTCCGGGGAGCGGTGAATAGACTTGGTTCAACAAGGCTCCGGTCAGGCTCGCGCCACGATGCCATTGCTGGAAGAAACCAGAGCCTTGTGCAGTCTCGTTCGCGCCTTGGGTGTAGCTGATCTGGAAAGGGATCGGAACTGGCACGGCATCTTCGGCGTAACGGTTAAGGCGTGGCTCATTTTCGATTTGCTCACGCTGCAACCGACTCAGACGGTCAGATTCCGCACGAATACGCTTGGCCGGTTCCACCAATGCGACTTGCTTGGTGCGCAAGTTGTTGATCCGAGCTTGAATGTCGGCTTTTTTCTGCTCGTCGCTTTCTTTATTGAGGTCGTCTTTCGCTGCCTGCAAATCACTGGCGACCGCGTCCATTTGTTCCTTGATTTTCTCAGGAGAGACCGACGTTTCGTTGCGTTGGGTCGTCAAGCTGGAACCAGCGTCTCGCGTTGCCGGATTGACTTTCTCGTGGACGGAGACCGAATCGGAATTCTGGCGCCAGCCGCTGAGAGCGGGCAGGACGGCCGAGAACGCGAAATTGAAATCGAGGTCGAACTTGGTGACCTCGGTGTTCAAGCCGGTGAACAGATAGTCATAGCGTTTCTTGAGGTATCCAGCGTCGCGCAACGCCGTAACCATCTGCGCACCGATGTCCGGGTTGTCCCGAACAAGGCGGTATTGGCTCGATGACATGTTTGCACCGAACGTCCTATACCCCCAAATATTGTAGGTGATCTCTTTGATGTAGTTGCCGGTGATCGGATCGTAGCCCGTGACTTTGACCTCGGGTTCGATGTAGGGGATCATGGCGACGCGATACTTCTTGCCACGCCAGTTCACGCTTTCGTCGTCATCGCCGTCTTCCAATTTCTCAGGAGCGGAGGTGTCGAGCATGATCTGCTGTACGCCTTCGCAATGGGCGTAGAGGAAAGTCATCACGTCGGAGATCGACGTGCCGCGAGCGATCTGTGCCTGCGGCGTAGTGCTGGTGGTTCCACCGAGCGTTTCACCGGGCAACGTATTGTCGTCGCCTTCCTTGGGGGCGTTGAACGACAGGCCGCGCACGGAGTCGTGCTCGGTCTGGGTCAGAACCAGTCCACCGATGTCGGTGAGACCGCCGTTGTCGTTCTGGACGGCCTTGGCGACAATCTTGATCTTGTAGATTTCACCGGCATAGCGTTGCGACCATGCGCGGGTGAGTTCGGTCGCGAAACTGTCTAGGAACCCTTGGACGGTTCGACCCGTGACGGAGATGTTGTCCGGGACGTAACCAGCGCCATCGTCCGCGAACCCGGTTTGAGGATAGGGGACCATGCTCAGGATGTAGGTTGCTCCACCTTCATCGGCGTGCATCTTCAGGTCGTTGATGGCGATCTGATAAATCCAGCGCCCGCCGTTCGACAGAGCCATGTCGTTGAGGGGATCGGAGACAATGGCTCCGTTCTCGTCATAGCCGAGGAAGCTCAGTTCGACGTAGTACCAGAACTTGGCGAAGTTGCTGATGCCGAGCGATTGTCCGGCAATCATGATCTGCTCGACTAAGCTCGTACCCAAGGGCTCGACGATGGTCATGGTCATGCCACTCATCATCGAACCGCGCGTCCGCCAACCCGGCCCGGTGGCCTGTTCAATTTCGACATCGGTGATGTTGAAGCCAGCGGTCACGCCGGACTCCGCGATGGTGATCTGCGGAATCCTGTCCAGAGTTTCGGTCAGGTTGTTCTGCGTCTGCGCGCCCTGCACCAGTTCGTGTTCCGTCGTCATGAACAGGCGGAAGTGGTAGGTCGGATTGTAGAGGGCGCTCAGCGAATTCGGGATGAAATTCGAGTCGTCGTCCAGCAACGTGGCGATGGCTTCGTTGCGCACACCGGCCGCGAAATTACTGACCGCGCCGTTGACCTTAGCGAGTTTTTCTGAAGCTCCCGCGTCAGTCTCCGCGCGCTTGGTCAGGTCAGCGAGTTGTTGATCGGTCAGAACCTTGCCATCGACGCGCGTCACTGACGGCGGGGTGACAGCAGCCCATGTGTGCGAGGTCGAAGTGGTATTTGACCCCGGAACGAATGGTCTCAGGTTGACATCTTTACCACTATCAATCGTCATGAATTCGTTGCTCTCTTAATGGTTTCAAGCGTCGGGATAATAATTTCAAGTCCCGTCGTCAGGCCCCAAATAGGGTCTTTGATCAGATTTCTGTTTCTGACATAGAATACCCAATAATAAACAGGAGTTCCATAAAGATCATTGCTAAGAACGTCCGGACGGTACTCATATTTCTTGGTAATCAACATCGGTTTGTCAGTGTTAGTCGAAGGAATTGACCGATGGACATAGTTTCCAATGTACCAGCTTGTTTGAGGCGTGGCAGCATACGGAGACGACGGTGGGTAGTTGATACGAGCCATTAAATCCACCCAGTCTTGCCAGCGGATTCACGCATCAAATCGCCGGTTCTGAACTTGTCCGCGCTGAAGACCGTGCGCGAACGATTTGGCGTTTGCTGGATGCCGAGCGAGATCGAAATCGTGAACATCGACGGCAGACGCGCCGTGCCGCCGCCGATCTGGAACTGGACCATGTCAACGTGGTCATCTAGCGTATAGCTGTGATTCTTGACGATGACCGGGAGGTTGTCGAACATCCAGTTGCCGTAACCCGAGAACATCAAGACCGGGGGTGGTAGACCAGCCTTCCCGTTGTCCTTGTCGATTTGACCAAAATACATCTTGCTGACCGAACGCAGGAAGTGCAGGGCGGCCAAAGAGTACTGAGCCTCACGCATGTTCTGCACGGTGAATTTGGCGTTGATTTCAATGGAGGTGCTAGGGGTGTAACGGTAGGCGTAGATGTCCGAATTTGAGTGGGTCAGGTTCATCTGCGAGTAATCGACGCTCTGACCGACCGTGATCTGCGGCGAGTACGGAAATAGCAGGCCATCCGTACCAGACGTGTCTTTGTGGCTCAGGATCGACAGGATGTTGTTGGGCGCGGGTTCGCCATAGACACTGTCTTCCTGACCACGCATGGCGCGCAGGCGCACGCGGGTGTCAACCACAGGTCCATTGGTCTGGGAGATGACATTCTGCGACAGGACTGATCCTGCGGTCGTGCCAACGCCGAGCAAGACGTTGTCGGGATTGTAGGTGCTGTATGCCTCTACGCCGAGGCCATCGATAAACGGAACACCACTGTTCTGTCTAAGCGCTGCCTGAATAGTATCGTCAATCATGTAACTCCCAAACCAATCCGAACCGCCTCGTAGAGGGAGCGGGTCAGATTGGTGTCGGTCGAAGGCGATAGTTCTTGGAACGCCTGCCAATCTCCGGAGAGAGCAGCATGCCGGGCCTTGGTGGCGCTGGCATCTTCAGCATCCCGCGAAACGACCTGCACATCGACGCTTTCCAAACCAAGCGCTTCCGTCCCGAAGTAGGCGGTTAACCTCTTGCGGAAATCGTCAGCGCGGTCCTCGCCCACCACCATGATCGCCTCCGTGGCGCCTTCGGCTCCCATCTCTTGACAGGCGGCGAAGACGTTCTTGGCCAAGCGAACCTCAATGTCGGGCCAAGATGCCTGCACGAAAGCCAGCTTCTCATCCGGCGCAAGAGGATTGCGCTCATGGTCGTGGGAAAATGACAGATACACCCGAGCCTTAACGCCAGTGAATTGTGATTCGGCTCGAAGCCTTTCCATCACTCTTCCATGGCCCTTGGTAGGCGGATTCATCCGTACAAACGAGAAAATACGCAACATTTTCCACTGCCAGTATTTAGTGAGGGGTTATGTCCAGATTTAACTTTACCAAAACTTGGAGAAATATACAAAATCAATCTTTTCCGAAAAATATGGCCTCTTATGTCATGATCTGTGGCATTGGGGCACCAGTTTACAGTATTTGAGAACTATTCGTTTGAATTTCTTCTATGGAAATTCGGAATATATTGATTATTAACCACAATATGGGGTATGTATTAAGAATGACTTCAATTCCTCCCAAGACTGTATTCGTTAAGAACGCCGAACTGCTAAAAGAAATTCACAACAGCAAACGGACTTTCTGCTCGTACTTGGAAATTCAACATGCCAACTATGACAAAATCGTTCAGCACGTTGATGAAATTACTGATGAGTTGATCGAAGCCGTTCGTCTCAAGAAATCAACCCCGCGCGGCAAACCCAACATTCCTCTCGAAATGATCCCGCCCGAAGGCATCGTCATCCGCGTGATGACCTTCGAACACATCCCCATCGACCCAGACCGCGTGCGGAAGCCGCGCAACATGGCTGAGAGCTACGCCAAGACGACTTTCCCGCCCTTCAAGCACTACGTGAAGGAAGACGGAGTTCTGCGCGAAGTCTGCCGGAGCCATTGGATTGGTGGTTTCGAGAACGGCCACTTCAGCGCCGATCATGGCCGTATCAATGACCGTCTTGGCCGGATGTTCATGCTGATGGTCGAACGCTACTCGCGCCGAGGGAATTTCCGGG